AGTAAGAGGATTATCTTTAGATCCTGATGCTGCTGGTGTTTCTACAGGAGCATTACCTGCAGTACCAGATGAACCTTTAGCTTCAGAAACAGCTTGATTTGTTGCTGTAGGAGTTCCTGTATTTACTGGTTGCATACCGTTTATTGCAGGTCCTAATTTTAAAAATAATTCTGATTTTGCTTTTGTTATTAATTCAGCGTTTGGAGTAGATAAATTTACACCAGGTCCAGTGTATATTGATTTTTTAACAGAAATAGTTAATGGTGGTGTGACCACATTTTCATATACTACAATAAACTTATTAATACCAACTTGTTGAATGTCATAAACATAACGTTGAGGAGTAACTTGTTGAGTACCTGATGTTCCAGAGCTACCAATCAAAACAGCAGTACCATTTGCTGTAGCGGTATTATTTTTTGCAGCAACATCTGAAGCAGCTTGAGTAGTTGCTTTTTGTTTATTTTGTGCTTCGTCTAATAATTCTTTATCTGCATTTTTAGCATCTACTGTTTGAGGTTGAATAACAATATTAGGAACATTTACTACATCAGCAGCAGGTGTTGATGTTGCCATCTTATATGAACGTAGATTTTTTGAAGCAAAATCAATTTTAATTTCTTGACCACTAGTTAACCAAATAGAAGAATCATCTAAGTTAATGTCTTCAGTTGTTGGTAACCATTTAGGGAGTGATGCTGGTAATTCTCGTTGACCATTACGAATAATAGTAATTGGGTCAGTATTACTTCCAGATACACTCCATGTATTTAAAGCTTTTGATGATTTATCTGTTTTAGCAGTATGTGATAAGCGAATACTATTACCAAAGCGACCACTTACAATCATATCACCCTGTTGAGGGATTAAGTTTCTTGCTTTAGAAGGATCTTCAATAAATTTAGTTCCTAGATTTAATTGTTTAATTTCATTACTAGGATTAATTTTTACCCCTGCTCTTACCTTACTATAATCAGCAAGCATTGTTTGCTTAGTGTTTGCAGATAAGTTTTGTAAATCAGGGAATCCATTATGGTGGGAACTATTCCATATATTAACTGTAGTTAAATAATAGAATTGTTGGGATTGGGGATCGTCATTTAAAATGTTGGGTGCCTGAAGTATTAATACTATTTCATTTACTAATGGAATTTGGGTAAAATTACCAAATAAAGGTTTAGCAATTAAGTTACCTTTATCGTTACCATCAACAGGACCAAATAGTGGGTGAAATGATATAAAACCAAGAGATGCCCAACCTCCATTCTGTACGAATAAAGATTTAGGATCTGTTGAATCACTAGTAACTACCTCTTTAACACGAGCGGGGAAGTACGACGTAGTACCTCCACCACCTTTACCAGATGATTCACCACCTACAACATTACCAAAGTTAGGACCTAACGCCATCTGCTTCTTTTATTTCAGTTTGTTTAACATTTGAACCCAAATCATCTAAACTCTTAAATAACATTTCCTTATCGGCGTCACTTAAAAGTAAATCCTCGTTTGCTCCCGCATTCATCATAGCACGTTGAACGATACCTGCCATTTTAATTAAGGCTTCATCGTTTTTAACGGCAATTTCCATATATTCTTTAATCAATGGAACAATGAGGGTTGCATCGCCAGGAGTTTCGATCAACGGTTTCAAACCCTGAATTAGAGCAGAAATTTGTTTTTCCTTATCCTTGGAATTAGTATATATTTCCTTAAGTAAGTCGGCGAATGTTTTATTCCCGAACAGTGTTACTTGATTAAAATCCATAAACGTATTTGTCAATAAATATAAGTTTATAGGACTTTTCGTTATATTTTAATATACCCATGTTCTAGATATTCAGAAAATAACTGTTTGTATATAGATTTCAAACGTTTAATTACCTTAGTAATCTGAGGGGTTGATTGATCTGTTATTTCTCTGATATAAATGTATATACCTTTTTTATTGAATATGTCTAAATTTTCACGTTTCCTAAATAATTCAACAACGGCGTCAGCTGTACGAGCATCATCATCTTTAGGAAATAATTCAAATAAATTTTTATCAACATACTTTACAAAATAATCGACAAATGCATTTATTGAAGTATTATTTGTTTCCTCGTTTGTAAGCTCGATTAAAATAGACTTATCTTCATCTACTTCATCTACCGCAGCTTTTTCCTTTAGCTTCTTATAGTTAGCATTATTATATAAAATTAAATAACGTTTAGCAATTGTACCGAAATACGAATATGCTTTACCTTTTTCTTGTTTATACAAATGTAATTTTTCAAGTAAAAACGCTACTACTTCATGCTTTAATTCATCGATTGTATTTACTTCTGTGTAGTAAAATTTAAACGTATGAATAATATTTTCCGCTAATTTATGGAAAGCATAATCAATTCTGCTATTAAATATTTCATTACGTTTAGCAGGATTTTTAGTTCTTAAATATTCTAAAATTGCTTCCTCAGTATCACTAGTAAAGTAAATATTTGATTCTTTTGGTTTACGTTTACGTACTGTTCCTCGTTTTGTGAGGGCGACGGTTTCGTCTTTTAACAAATCGTCTATTGTATTTTTTGCCATTCTTATCTTCTAATTTTATACGTATTTAATGTTTCAGACATCGATTTTAAACTATTAAAGAAAAATCCTACTTCATCATCACTGGCAAATGTACCTCTAGCATCAACTTCTTGAAGACGTTTAGTAATATCTTCTATTACTGCGTCTAAATTATTAATGTAAATGTCTCTTTCTTCTACTAATCGTTCTAATTTCTCTGTTTTAACAAGTAAATTACGAATAATGTAAAATATAATGGTTACTACCCAAAGTAGGATAGATGCTATTCCCCAAATCATATTATATATTTTTTAAAATGTTAGCTAAATTATCGTTACCCATTGTTTTCATTGCTTTTTGTTTTTGGGCTGATTGACCTGATTTGTTAAGTACAAATTCTTTTTTAGGAGATGGTTTTGAAGATTTACCACTCATTAATTTTGGTAACCACTCTGTTTCGTATTCAATACGAGCTGCCATCATATCTGCCTGATGTAAAACATAAAGTAAAGATGAACGTGGTTTAGTTTCAGGCATATAGGATAGTAAGTAAGACTTATTTGCGTCATCATACATTCCATCATGTGTTTTGATAGCAATGTATTCGTTTTCACTCATTGTGACACCAATTGAAAATAATAAGTGTAAACTTCTATCAGGAACAGACATATAAGTAATATTAGTATTGAACTTATATAATTCACCTCTGTTTTTAATTTCCCAATCGTTGTCGTTATCGAAAACTGATGGTTGGTCTAGAGTACCAAATTTACCTAGATCATGATTAATGGCAGAAAATACTAACTCTTCAGTTGTGTAAGTATCCTTCATACCCATTTCTCTCCAAACTTGGTCTACTTTAAGAGCACATTCAACTACTCTAATTACGTGGTCAACATAACCACCAGGAAAACAGTTGTGATAAGCTTTCTTATGAGAAGCAGGAAGCAACACGAATCTGTCTTCGTATTGCTTATAAAATTCGAGTAACTTATCCTTGCGTTCGCCAGTGATATGATCCTCAATTATTGATAGGAACGTGTTCCAGTTTTGGTGTATTTCTTCAGCTTGTAGCATAACGTATTTAATTATATATAAATATACGTCCTGCTAGGGCAATCTCCAAATTTATTCTGAAATAAATTCTAATGTTTTATTTAACATATGTTCAATGTTTTCCACAAGTATATACTTTGGATCATTTCCTGGATGGGTTTTATCCATATGAATGGTAATAAATTCTTCTCCTGTATCAATCTGAACGGCAGGATATCTATTTACACCAAAATGTTTAGAAAAATCATTAAATAAATCAGAAGACACATGATCCATAATAATGTAAGGTTTTAATTTATGAATCTCAATTAATTCAACCATTAATACCTCACAAAAATGACAATCTTTTTTTGCTACTAATATAACCTTATTTTTCATATTATTTTACTGGTTTGCTTGAATATTATTATAAGCGGTTGATACAAAAGTATCATATTCTTCTTTAGTAATTTCTTCGTAATTTGTATTTTTGATATTATGATTTTCCCATTGAAATATTGATTGACCAACTGGATTTCCGGATCCAAGTGAACCTGAAAAATGAGAAATTGTGATAAATTTTCCTGCAGGTTGTTCACTTCCTGAAGGATATAATTCGTCATTTTGAGTAGCAACTGAGAAAAATCCTGAGCCACTTGTAACATTCCACTGAATGTAAGTTTTATTATTTGGGGATTTTAAATATTTCATATTATTTTTAATTTTTAATTTTAACAAGAGGTGCCTACAACTTGATATGGATAGTTAGTATAAGTTCCATTACTTAAACTATATTGGTAATAACTTAAATATGGACCATTTTTATAATTATAGAAAGAGGTTGGTGATATTGATGATATTCCACCAAAACTAAGAGTATAACCAGTATATTCTTGGTAATAGGCATAAGGAAATCCATAATAGAAAGAGTTAGTATAAGCACCAGAAGGTACATACGTTGATCCTAATGCTACTTCATATGTATTTGTTCCCCAATATGTGTACCAGTTTCCGCTGTTATAAGTTCCTGAGAAGAAATAAGGGACAAAGTATCCAAATTCAGTCTCATAACTCGCATAAAAATTATAATAAACAGTCCATGATGAATAAGTATAAAATGGTTCTACACAAGGAGTATTATAACCAGTACTACATTGTATATATTGTCCATTTACTTGACTAGTAGAAGCAGCGTATGTATTAATACGATATGTTCTATTACCTTGAGCAGCACCCAACGCACCCCAAGTATATGCGGAGTAATATCCATCATAAAAACTCATTCTATTTCTCCAATCGGAAGCGCTGAAAGCCATTTAATTATGTGTTTTAGTCTATAATAAATATGACTACTTATTAGAAATCCTAGATTTGTATAATTTTGGATTACCAAAAAACAATGGGTGAGGTGTGCGAAGTTTCATTTCTTCTTCCATAGAAATTAAAGATTTTTTAATCTTTATTGGATTCTCATCTAAAGGTAGTAAATGTACTAAGGGATCACCTAGTTTAAACTCAATAAAATATGTTTCATCCTTTACGGGGAGTAGTAAGTTTATTTCATTTCCGTGTTGAGTGTAAAAATCAATAACCCCGTTAATAACGTAAATATTATCATTGATTAAATTTTCGTTGTGTTGATAAGCACCACTAAATAACCATCTCCTATAGTATGATGTTTTAAACCAATAAGGACTGTGTAATTTGTAGTGAGTCATATTTTTCATCCATCCAATTCTCTGATGGTATAAATGATGACTACCTGGATCTTTTGAGGGTATAGGAATTGCTGTTAACATATCCACAACCCCATCAGGGTGTACTGCTAATTTCATATCACACCATGCCGTAATAATAATACCTTTAGTATAAATTTCTTGCAGAGCGGGACAATACTTAACAGTTGATATTTTATGATTTCTAAAAGTGTGATTAAGTGGAAATTGATGTGCTACAGAAATGGTAGGAGGTAAATCCTTAAACCAAGTAGGTAACATTTTTTTTGCTAAATCAACATTCCCAAATTCTAAAACTCCAGGTTGAACGGATAGAATTTCAAATGTGTAATCTTTCTTTTTAAAATAATTTTTAATTTTATCTATTATCATCGAACTCAGTATTTACCAGGGTTTGAATTTCTTCAATTTTTTCTTTACACTCTTCAATGTTTTGTTTAGCCGCATTCGGATCATTAAACGTAATGTTATTTCTCAAAACGTTTAATTTATTAACCACTTGCTCTAATTTGTCCGAAACTAATTGTTTATATCTCATATAATGTATTTTTTAATTTTTTTACTAATTCAGGAATAGTATCCCATTTTACAATTTTAAATCCTTTAAGTTGGGAATTGGTTAAGAAAATGTAATATGGAGATTTTGTTGCTTTATTTACTACTTGAACAATAGGATAATACTCAGTAAGATATTCACGTTCTAGAGCATCTCCTAATCTTTCATTATCATCAACACTAATATTCTTAAAATCAATTTCCTCT